ATACATTGCCCACAGCGCAGATATCATCTCGGACATACTTAAAACAATCATTGCATAAGTCTAAGTATTGTCTTGTTCGCACACTACGCCTAGAGGCTTCATAGTCGCTAAGTACTTCATTACAGGAGATACATCTCATTTTCCATCATCCTCCATTCTATCCAACAAAGCCATCAGTTTAGGGTATAGATCTTCCTTAACATCTTCAGCATGCTCTACTTCTTCCCATTGACCCCATGAAGCAGCTACGCTAGAGTCAATCATAGCCTCAATCAAGGCTAGCATCATTTGTACTGTCTCTTTATTCATCTTCCTAACCTCCTACAATGCCATTTAAACGCGTTTTAAGGTACCTACAATCGATTTTCTATCCGAAGTTGTTTTCAGACATCACCGGAAACGTCTCAGGCTTTATTTGCCTCAATTGTATAGCCCTTATTTTGTACATGAAACGACTAATCTTTTCCTGTCTAGCCCTGACATAGTCTCTAAGTCTCCCTCCCAATTCTGCTATCTCATCGTCAGACCATAGTTTACGTTGTTTTATAAGCTTCGCTTCATAGTAGGACTCTAAGTATTGTAGTCTTTCCATAGCAGTAAACAATTTCCTATCTCCTAATGCTGTGTTGCAATCCATACAGCAGGGCAGTAAAGCACATGGTATACTATGCTTTTTCCTATAATCATAGTCTAGATTGTCCATAGACGACAACGGGGGAACATGATCTAATGACGAAGCAGGATCGGCACAATAAAAACAAAAGTATCCTTCATTCAAGAATAGTCTTTTATACTTGTGACCATGTAACTTATTTAGTCTTATCCTTTCCTTTGATTTTGCTGACATAGTGGCTCCTAGCAACTTGTAAAGTGTTGCTATTGTACCACACTAAACTTACATGATACTTACATTAGAGCCTCTTCGATGCCTTGTAGAGCCTCTAATCGCTTCTGCTTTTCTGTGGTTTTCTTCAATACTTTAGGACTAACCCATGTATAGCTAGGGAAAGGCCATCGAGGATCGCCAGGATAGCGTATACATACCTGACCATCAGCGTCTGGTCCTTGGACAATCTCGCATGGTTGATTATTGAATGTTAAGCTCATTTGGTAATCCTATATTGCTTTCTGAATTCTATAGTGTCTAAGTCTGTAAAGGTTTCTCTGTAATGTTCTGCCAATTCAGTGTCAGATAGATTATTGAAACCCACCTTCAGAGAGAAAGCGAACAATTTCATCGTATACCTCAGGAAACTTTACTGATGCAACAGCATAGTCTAATTCTCTCTTCGTGCAATCATAAAGTATATCTTCTTTCTTCAGTATGGTTGTCATGATCTAGTCCCCTGATAGGTCAACGATAGGGTTAATAACGTATTCAGTCAATTCTGAACTCTCAGCATAGTCTTCTGCCTTCGCCAGTGTATCAAAGCGATCTAGGTGGGTTAAACCAGAGTATTCAGGGTAACGATAGGTTAACAAGTAACCGACAATTTTATAGTGCTCCATTGTTTACATCCCCTTTGATTTCATCAATTCAGTTTCATAAGCGAACGAAAAGAATATATCTTTAGATTGTGTATCGATACCGTAAAATTTACCTACTGGCTTGTCAAAAGTATCCAAACAATCTTTAGCCTGTCCAATGTCATTGTATGATTGGAATAGATCGCCTGATTTAATACCGCTGCGATAACGAACTTGATAACGCATGTTAAACCCTTATAGTGAAAAGAAAATCATTGCAGCATACAGTGCACCGAACAATGCACCACCTAAGACTAAGATTACATCATTAGACTTTGACATGATTAACCCTTTGCAAGTTTAAGTCTAATGACTTTTGACATCTTTTGACCATGTGCTACATAACCGATAACAGAAATAGTCTTATCCCAACATTTCCGACAACCTTTGCACTTTCCGCCTTGTTGATACTACCTGAACATGTGTCTAAAGCTTGCAGACTCCAAGAACGTATTCCGTCAAGCTTGCTAGTGATTGATAATTTGAGCATGATTCTACCCCAAAAGGTTAGTTGGACTCATCAGTATAGTCTTAAACTATAGACCCTACACTTGGCAGGGTTTCGTCCTTGGTATTGATTAGCACAAGTGGCTTACACCTAAACGCTTGGCAGCCTCGTATGCCTCTCTAGTTTTTGCTTCAATTAGTTTTTGACCATGAGCATTGGCAAATACACTGCCAAGGTATCGATCCTCTTGTTTAAGGCAATACTCATAATGAGCCACAGCTGCCTTTTGAGCTTTAGTTAGTTTTTGCTTAATCATTTTGTTTACTCCTGTTTGTTTGTTTCGATGTGTTAATAGTAAACAAGTGTTTTTGCATTGTCAATGGGGTTTTCAGTGTATCCGACGAACGGCAGACAATCCAGGATGAATGGTAGTGTTGTTCGAACACAACAGTTTAAGCTGTGTTTCACGTGGAACCAGTGTAGATCGGTGCAGTCTACTTAGGCTTTGAAGTATCTCTGTGGGGTCCCGCACTATCACATTCATCTGTGCAGACTGTGCAGTCTACTGTACAGATATACAGTGCAGCCTTAATAGTAATGCATTCTCATTAGCATTTCACATTATGAAATCTTAATTGGCTATGCTTCTTAGACGGTAATGATTCTCAATTGTACATTGCAGTGCAGCATAGGGGGAGGGGGTCTGTGGTGTTGTGTAAATGTTGTGGTGCTACCTAGCCTTAAAAAAAGCTAAAATGGAAACACCCGCTTAGACACAAAAAAAAGCTAAAATGGAAGTCTCTAAAGCCTAATCAGTCTATCTAATAATATCTAATAAAATCAATAGCTTATAAATATAGCCTCTGCGGAGCCTCTGACACCATGTAAATGGAGTCCCGCCATAGCCTTGTGTGATCTGTGCTGGTGTCGGTACAGAACAACAATCTTGACTGAATAAGTAGAAATAACTTGACAAAACTCTAAAAATATGCTAGAATATATCCTTCTATGTAGAAACGATGAACAGACGATGTACAAACAATAAACAAAAACTTAAATTTATATACTACATACAGACTTCATACTGACTACATTGTAGAGATACATAAAATTATATACACTCTTATGTCCTGCCTTCCGGCAGAGAAACTATATAGAGGGATTTGATGTCAGAAATTAAAATTAATTCTCTTACTGAGGATTGTTCGCTACCTTCATCAGTCAGCCAGGATGTCTTGGCAGTCAATGAAGAGAAGAAAGTGCCTGCGAAAAAGAAGAGATCTAGAGGTCGTCCTAAGCAGGAAGAAGTACAAAAGTATATAAAAAGAGAGAAAAGAGGAAGACCACCAGGAGAAGCAGCAAGGATTAAAGAGTTCACTGCTTCGCTGTTGCTGACACACTCTAATGCGATTATCAGAAAGATAGTACATAAAGCATTAGATGACAATGATAAGGATCAGATTGCAGCACTTAAGATGTGTATGGATCGGATGCTTCCAGTATCTTACTTTGAGGATAAAGGAACAGCATCAGGGGCTAAAGCAATCACTATTAACATCACTGGTGTGCAAGAGTCACCAGTGGAGATGATAGAACATGAACCAGTTGATGTAGAGACTACATTGATTGATTACGAGGAAGAAGATGGATCTACAAGTTAAACTTCTTCCTTGGCAGCAAGAGGTCTTCAAAGACCCTACAAGGTTTAAGATCATCGCTGCTGGTAGACGTACAGGTAAATCAAGGTTAGCAGCTTGGACATTGATTATAGAAGGACTACAGACTGAGAAGGGTCATGTCTGGTATGTAGCTCCTACGCAGGGACAAGCTAGAGATATTATGTGGTCTACGCTGTTAGAGCTAGGTCATTCAGTGATCAAAGGTAGTCATGTCAATAACATGCAGATTACGTTGATCAATGGTGCAATGATATCGCTAAAGGGTGCAGATAGACCAGAGACAATGCGTGGTGTTAGTTTGAAGTACTTAGTGATGGATGAGTACGCAGACATGAAGCCACAGGTGTTCGAACAAATCCTTAGACCTGCTTTAGCGGATCAGAAGGGTAGAGCAATGTTCATTGGAACACCGATGGGTAGGAATCACTTCTATGAGTTGTACAAAGTAGGTGATGCAGGTAAGGATAAAGATTACAAGGCATGGCACTTCACTAGCTTTGATAATCCGTTGTTAGATCCATTAGAGATTGAAGCAGCTAGAGGTTCGATGTCTAGCTTTGCTTTTAGACAAGAGTTCATGGCATCGTTTGAGGCAGCACAGTCGGAGATCTTCAAAGATGAATGGATTAAGATTAATGAGGAAGAGCCTGAAGAAGGTAACTTCTTTATGGCGGTGGATCTCTGTGGTTTTAGCGATTCATCACAGACGAATCAAACGAAGAATAAGAAGTTGGATGACACAGCGATAGCTATTGTTAAGATTAATACTAAAGGCTGGTGGGTTGCTGACATACAACACGGTAGATGGGATGTCCGAGAAACAGCAGTGAGGATTCTAAAGGCTGCAAAGGACTACAGAGTTAATGCGGTAGGGATTGAGAAAGGTGCACTGAAGAATGCAGTGATGCCTTATATGAATGATTTGATGAGAAGGTTAAACTATTATCCTCGCATCGAAGAACTTACTCACGGTAATAAGAAGAAAGCAGATAGGATTGTTTGGTCACTACAGGGTCGCTTTGAACACGGTAGGATTGTGTTAAACGAAGGGGATTGGAATAACAAGTTTGTTGATCAATTGATGCAATTCCCTGATCCTAAGACGCATGATGACTTAATTGATGCGTTGAGTTACATAGACCAGATTCAAGTAGCAGATTGGAATCAGAATCTGGATGAAGAAGACTATGAAGTCCTAGACTCTACAATAGGTTGGTGACAATGAAATTTGAATCTGAAATCACTCCACAGGATGCGTTAGTAGCGTTTGTTACTGATCGCTGTAATGATTGGAGGAACTATAGAGATGAGAACTTCCTTGAGCGTTGGGATGAATACGAACGTCTATGGCGTGGCTTATGGGCTGATGAAGATAAGACTAGAAATACTGAACGCTCTAAACTGATTTCACCAGCACTGCAACAAGCAGTGGATAACAAACAAGCTGATCTTGAAGAAGCTGTATTTGCTAAAGGTATGTTCTTTGACATCAATGATGATGTTAATGATCAAGATAAAGCAGATGTAGAGAATATGAAGTCTTTGTTAGCTGAAGACTTTAAGAAAGATAAGGTACGTAAGCAGATTGGTCAAGTAATGACCTTAGCTGAGATTTACGGTACTGGTATCGGTGAATTGATTGTAAAACAAAAGAAGAGCCTAGCACCAGCAACACAGCCTACAGCACAGCCTGGATTGGCTATGATTGGTGTAAACACTAACTATCGTGTGTCCGTAGACTTAAAACCAATCAATCCTCGTAACTTCCTTATTGATCCTAACGCAACTACCGTTGATGATGCAATGGGTTGTGCTATTGAAGAATATGTCGGAAGACATGCAGTCATCAAAGGTATGGAAGATGGTGTCTATAAGAAGGTTAATCTAGGTGATGCCTCATTAGATACAGACTTAGAACCTACTCAGGATCTGACATACTACCAACAAGATAAAGTATTACTACTTAGATACTATGGACTAGTACCTAAGAAGTTGTTAGACAACCCTGAAGATACAACCGTTGCTGATGAAGAACTATATTCAGAGATGGTTGAGGCTTTGATTGTCATTGCTAATGGTGAAGTTCTTCTAAAGAGTGAAGAAAACCCATTCATGATGCAAGATAGACCTGTTGTAGCCTACCAAGCTGATACCGTTCCTGGTCGTTTCTGGGGCCGTGGAACAGCTGAGAAAGCCTACAACATGCAAAAGGCTGTTGATGCACAGATTCGTAGTCATGTAGACTCTTTAGGGCTTACAGCAGCTCCTATGATGGCTATTGATGCCTCTAGATTACCTCGTGGACAGAAGTTTGAGATCAAACCAGGGAAGAATATCCTTGTCAATGGTAACCCGCAAGAAATCTTACAACCATTTAAGTTCGGTGTAACAGACAAATCAAACATCGAAACAGCTCAGATCTTTGAAAGAATGATGCTGCAAGCTACTGGAACCCTTGATACTGCTAATTTACCTGCTCAGGTTAGTGGTGGTGATGCAGCTGCTGCTGGTTTAGCAATGGCTGTTAGCGGTATCATCAAGAAGAATAAGCGTTCATTGGTTAATTTCCAAGAAGATTTCCTTATTCCGTTCGTTCAAAAGGCTGCATGGCGGTATATGCAGTTCTCTCCAGAGCGTTATCCTGTAAAAGACTTTGAATTTATACCTACAGGTACGCTAGGTATGGTTGCTAGAGAGTTTGAACAGGCTCAAATGATGGCGATGATGTCTACTTTAGGTCCAAATAGTCCTATTGTACCGTTATTGCTACAAGGTATTGTTGAATACTCATCATTACCTAACAGAGAAAGCCTATTACAGCAACTTCAGCAGCTAACACAGCCTAATCCTGAGCAACAACAGGTACAACAACAGGCTGCACAGCTTCAATTAGCGGATGCACAGGCAACAGTGCAGGAAAAACAAGCTAGAGCACAGAAAGCTGCTGCTGAGGCTCAGAAAGCCGTTGTAGAGGCTCAATTAATGCCTGAAGAAACCAGAGCAAAGATCGTTAATGCAGCTACTCAGAACCTTCCTAACAACGATGACACAGCACAGCGTGAGTTTGAACGTAGGATTAAGATTGCTGAGTTGATGTTGAAGGAAGAAGACATCAAGAGTAACGAAAACATAGCTAAGATGCAGATGGAGGCTAAAAAGCAAGTAGATAAGCAATTCAGTGACGCTCTTGGTGAGTAATCATGGATGAGGAAAAGCTACTACAGCTCGCTGCTGTTGTTGGTAAGCTAAAGAAGAAAGTAAGTGAGTTAGACTCCAAAGCAGATACCATCATTAAGCTGGAAGGACCACAAGGTAAACAAGGTCCAAGAGGTGAAAAAGGTAATCCTGGTAAAGACGGACTACCAGGAAAAGATGGTAGAGATGGTGTTGATGGTAAAGATGGTAAGGACGGTAAAGCAGGTAAGGATGGTGTATCTGTTGTTGATGCTTACATTGACATTGACAACTCACTGGTACTTAAACTGTCTAATGGCATTGAAGTCAGTGCTGGTGAGTTACCACAGACCTCTAAGTCTAAAGACAACATATACATTCAGAATACACAGCAGTTTGGACTAGATAGTTTACCTGACGCATCTCCTGATACAGTACCTGAATATTTTGTTGTCAGACAAAACGGACAATGGAAGAAAGCATCGTTTAACTACTTACTTGATTGGATTAGTGTTGTTCCTGTTTTAGCTACTGAAAACGGTAACCTCATCACCACAGAAGCTGGTGACTATATTATCTTGGAGTAGACATGGCTGATATAAAGATCTCAGCACTATCAAATGCATCAGCACTGGCTGGTACTGAAGTTGTACCTATTGTACAGAGTGGTAATACGGTAAAAACAACATTAAGCGACATTGCTGCTTTGTCAGGTAACGGTACAGTAACATCAGTAGCTATGTCAGTACCTACTGGATTAACTGTAACAGGATCACCAGTAACATCAGCAGGTACGTTAGCAGTATCGTATACAGCTGGTTATGGAATACCGACCACATCAAAGCAAACTGATTGGGATACTGCTTATAGCTGGGGTAATCATGCTTCAGCAGGTTATCTTACATCAGCAACAGCAGCAACAACCTATCAACCTTTAGATGCTGATTTAACAGCAATTGCTGGCTTAGCTGGTACTTCTGGATTGTTAAAGAAAACAGCAACAAATACATGGACACTAGATACATCAACTTATCTAACATCAGAAACAGATCCTGTATTTACTGCTAGTGCTGCTGCTGGTATCACATCTACAAACATAAGTAATTGGAATACTGCTTATGGATGGGGTAACCACGCTACAGCAGGTTATGTATCAACGTCAAGGACTATCACTGCTGGTACTGGCCTATCTGGTGGTGGTGATTTGTCCGCTAACAGAACCCTTAATTTAGCAAACACAGCGGTTACAGCAGGTTCATACACTAACGCTAATATCACTGTTGATGCACAAGGTCGTATCACATCAGCAGCAAACGGTACAGGCGGTGGTGGATCAGGTACAGTAACAAGTGTTGCTTTAACGATGCCAACTGGCTTTTCTGTTTCAGGATCGCCAGTAACTAGCTCTGGTACATTAGCAGTAACCACAACACTTAATGGTATTCTAAAAGGTAATGGTTCTGGTTTTACAACTGCTACGGCATCAACTGATTATGCTCCCGCAACAACAGGAACTTCAGCACAGTTACTAGCTAATAACGGTACTGGTGGTTTTAGTAATGTTACTGTTGGTTCTGGTTTATCTTTGTCATCCGGTACATTAACTGCTACCGGCGGTGGTGGAGGAGGTTCTAGTACAATATTAGAAAACCTACGAACCATATCATCTAACTATACAATAACAGACGGTTACAACGGATTAAGCGTTGGTCCTGTAACAATTAACTCAAATGTCTCAGTAACTGTAGGAACAGATGAGCGTTGGGTTGTTCTTGGTTTTTAGGAGAAAACATGAGTTCCATTATTGTTAAAGGCAATTCCAGCGGTACAGGATCACATACGCTGCAATCTGCCAATACAAATAGTAGTCGTACAACAACTTTACCTGATGCTGATGAAACATTAGGTTATTTAGGAGCACCTCAAAATAGTCAAACAGGTTCTACATATACATTAGTATTGTCTGATGCTGGTGATCATGTGTATTTTACTAGCGGCTCTACAGCAACGTTAACAGTACCTACCAATGCTTCCGTTGCGTTTCCAACGGGTACGGTTATTTTGGTGTTGAACAACAACAGTGGTAACTTAACTATCTCCGGTGCTGGTGTAACGTTTCAACTAGCTAACGGAGCCACTGGAAACCGTACAGTAGCCACTAAAGGTATGGCTTCACTTATCAAGGTTGCTACAGATACTTGGTGGGTAACTGGGCCAGGAGTGACTTGATATGGCTGGTAACTTAACAGCAATGATTGCCTCCATCTTTTCAGGTGGAGTCACAGCAGACCCTTACTATCCATACACCACGCTATTGCTTCCTGGCAACGGCACGAATGGCGCACAGAACAATACGTTCTTAGATGGTTCTACCAATAACTTCACCATCACCCGCAACGGCAACACCACACAAGGTACGTTCTCACCGTTCTCGCAGACGGGGTGGGGGAATTATTTTTCGGGAAGTGGGCAGTATTTAAATGTAGTAAGCGATTCAAATTTAGCATTGGGTACTGGTGATTTCACTATTGAGATGTGGCTTTATCCAACATCGCTTACTGCTACTGTCAATAACTTTTTTGATTTTAGACCAGCAGGAACACAAGGAGCTTATCCAGCAATATATGTAAGCAATTCAACACTGCAATATTTTACAAATTCTGCGGTAAGGATTACCAATAGCACCGTACCAACTGTTAATGCGTGGAACCATATAGCTCTAGCAAGGTCTGGTACTACTACAAAGTTATATCTAAATGGTAATAAAGTTGGTAACGACTATACAGGGGACTCAACCAATTATTTATGTCCGGCAAATAGACCGGGTATTATGGCTAATGGTATTACTACATCAGACCCTTTAGCTGGGTATATATCTAATCTTAGGATAATCAAAGGAACGGCTTTATATACCGGATCAACTTACACGGTTCCAACTTCACCGTTAACCGCTGTATCTGGGACAGTTCTTCTTACATGTCAATCCAACCGCTTCAAAGACAGCAGCACTAACAACTACGCACTTACCGTCACAGGCTCTCCCTCCGTACAAGCCTTCTCCCCATTCAACCCCACCTCAAGCTGGTCTGCTGCGACTTATGGTGGGTCAGGGTATTTCGATGGGAGCGGGGATTATTTGAGTGTTGCGGATAATTCTAACTTGAGGTTCGGTACTAACGCTTTTACTATTCAAGGGTGGATTTATAGAAATGCCTCTGGAGCCGCCCATTCAATTATAGCCAAAGGAGGTGCTTCAACAGGGTTTGTGTTGCAGGTAACTTCAACAAATATATTGAGGTTTACTCACGGAACAACAAACGTTGATACAACAACCACAATACCTGCGTCTGCGTGGACGCATATTGCAGCGGTAAGAACTAATACATCAACCAATGGTTTCCAACTATATATAAATGGGGTTAGTTCTGCTACGGCGACTGTTTCAACAGACTTTAACCAAACAGATACGCTTTATATAGGTGCTGACCGTGGTGCAGCCAATGTAATGAATGGTTATATTAGCGGCTTGAAATATACAAACGGAACGGCTGAAAGTATTTCAGTTCCAACTGAGCCACCAACATCAACAACAAATGTAGTCCTCCTCCTCAACTACACTAATGGTGGCATTTACGATGCTACTAGCAAGAATGATCTGGAGACGGTGGGCAATGCTCAGATAAGTACGATACAGAGCAAGTGGGGTGGGAGTAGTATTTCGTTTGACGGTACTGGTGACTGGCTGCTTATACCGGATCAACCTCCGCAAAGAATTGGCACAGGCAAGTTCACGATTGAATTGTGGGTTTATAGAAACTCCTCTGGAACCTACGGTCTTGTCGGTAAAGGTACTGGCACAACAGGATGGTTGGTATCACTTAATAGCAGCAACCAAGTTGTATTTACTTACGCATCAAGCACGATCACGTCTACAGGTACGGTATCAGCCACAACCTGGACGCATATTGCTGTTGTCAGAGAAGGTACAAGCACCAATCAAACGAAGATATACATCAACGGTACTAATGACGGTACTGGTACGGTAAGCACAGACTTCAACCAAACCAATTCCATGTATATCGGTGCTGACAGGACAGGTGGAAGCGCGGCCAACGCATATGTTCAAGATGTGCGAATAACTAACTACGCTCGCTACACAGCTAACTTCACTGCACCAACAGCAGCGTTTCCCACGTTATAGGACTAGACCATGCAATACTGGACAAAGAACGGGTCTATCCCAAGCACTGAAACTGATGGCACTGAAGGTTGGCAACCGGCTCCAGAACCTCCGACAGACGTTCCTGCTGACAAAGAGTTGGTATGGCTAAACTGGGAATGGATCATCAGAGACCCTAAGCCGCAAGACAGGGCAGGATGGCAGTGGAATTGGCAGCACGAGAGCAGGACTTGGGTAGAGAGTGCTTGGCAGACTGAACTACAGCCTATAGAGGCTATAGAGTTACCTGAGATTGTGGTAACAACACAACTATCTGGATTTACTACCTCACAAATTTCTGAAATATCTTGACAAAAGCATTGAAACATGCTTGACAAATTCATAAAGATGTGGTAAAATAACAACAATGGATACTAC